CCTTTGCAATCCTTGCGGTTAGTATAAAAAACAACTTCATAATTGCGTCCTAAATCATAACAACATTCTTTTGGATTCTCTTGTTCGTCTATTTCAAATGTTCCGCTATTATCAATATAGGGATTTATTATAATATGCGACTGTATTTCTTCACTTGTAGCCCATCTTTCTTTTTCTTTATTCCATACACGGAATTTAAATCGTGAATTGTCCATTTTTATCTCTCTCATACTAACCTCCTCCTGTCTCTCTCCCACAGTTCCCGCTTGGCTGTAGAGTTCTCAAGATAGTCTTGCAATAGTCTCTTGAATCTCGTATCTCCTACCTTGACGGGACGCTGTGGCTTGTCATACCTGTATCTCTTTGTGTCATTCTTGATAGGGATATTCATTTTCTCAGGCTTCTAAGAAACCGCCACTCCTTGTCAGCCAATCGCTTGCACTCAGGGCAGCGGACTTTTATTAAGGTAAATTTTGAATGTTTATTATCTTGGTGCTCTCTCCATTCTCGATAAGGAGTATTATTACAAGCCCGTTTTCCCGTTTTTATATATACAATACACCCTTCACACGCCTTGCCAAAATATTCCTCACACAAAGCACAATTTTCATCTAATCTATCCACTCCTTTCCCATGCCGTATATTATCCCACTTTTCTTCAGACAAATCCCGTGGGTCCTCGCCCCGTCTAAGCCTCCTCAGCATTTCAGACCGTGTCATTGGGTGCCTCCCTTTATAGTCTGTTCCATTGCTTCCCACTCCGCTTGCCACTTTTTAGAGGGTTTACCCTTCTTAATCCACTGGGTATAACCTTTATATTTATACCCTCTCCGTGACCTCCACCCGCACTTGTGGGCAAAGTGGATATAGTCGCCACGGATACCATAGCGAGTGATACAGTTACCTCGCCACTCACAATCTACACACGGCGGTCTATTCATGGTTTCCTCCTGTTTTATGCCTGATTATATAAAGCCGTTGTCTCCAAACAATCTTTACAAAAATACACTGCTACACAGCAACAGTCATGTAGCCAGAATCCGCCTTTTCCTTCATTATCATGGAGAGAACAGACATTTTTCGTCTTTTTTGGATCTTCTTCTATCCCCTCGTGAGCCACAAAGCCTATTCTTGCCATGCCTTCACATCTACAACACTTTGTCGTTTCTGGAAATTCTGCTTGCCAAGTACATTCAAGCCCTTCTTTACCCAATGTAACTTTCACTTTATCCCCCCAATCTAACGGGCCCCAAGCCATGCGATGACACAGAGGAGAGATACAACCTCTCGGCCCGGGACCCTTTTTTTCGACTGTTTGTTTTGGGATTCTGCGCCATCGCGAATATATAATACCACAGAAAATCCATTTTGTCAAGTAAAATCTTCGAAAAGTGCGTGAAAAATGATTGAAATTTCAGGGGATTGGTAAATAACCTATAGGGAGGGTATGCGAAATTCTGTCGAATTTTTCTTGAAATTTTATTTGGCTATCCGAGAGGGGGCCCATTTTTGGGATTTGCGAGAAGTTAAGTCGTTAGAATTAGGGGGTTAGACAAATCGGAAGCGATACAACGGCTCTGACGGGCTGAAAATGAGTTTTAGGGAATATGCTATGCCAAAAAGGGATAACGGCGAGATTTCTGGGGGTTTTGTTCTTTATATCGGGCAATTTGGGGAAGGGGGCAGGGTGATGTTTGGGGATTTTTTCCTGAATTCTCATATTACAGATAACTCCTCAGTTTGTCCATGCTGAAGAACTTCCCCGGACAGAGGGTATCACCAAACTTGTTGTGTGGCTGGACGGCAGATGCGTCAAGTTTGAATATCTCCAAAAGGGGAACTATCACCCTGCGTGCCATGATTTTCAATGCCTCCTCTGGGGGTGAAACCTCTTCATAGTTTCCTATCAGGCATATCCCTATGCTGTTATGATTCTGACCTAAGCAGTGAGCTCCCCGCAGATGCAGGGGCCTGCCGACTACCGCCTCCAGGGCATCATGGATTTCCTCAACAAGATAGTGATAGCCAACATCTGCCCATCCACGCTCAACCGTGTGTATCTCCCTGATTTTCTGAGCGTCAGACAGAGAGCTGTCCTCGCAGGCGGAATGGTGAATTATAATCCACCGCACCACCTTGATTTTTGGGATTTCTATCGTGTTATTCTCAGGCATTGTCCTGTTCAGAAATCTCTTTCTGAAGAACCAGTAGAGCATCAGAAGAATGGACCGAACTCGATGCCTACCTTCCCGGTGAACGGATTGTACCCTATGCCTATCGCAGAATTGCTCAATAGGGGCAGTCTGTCAAGCCTGTAGTTCATCCCGATCGGGGTAAACTCATAGCCATCAGGCGTGTAGTAGCCTCCTATATAGCCCCCGAAACGGTTCCAGTACCAAACACGAAAGGCAATCCCCGCTTTCCATGTGATGTCATGGAGTCCGAAAGAGCCCCCGAAAGACGCTTGCGGACGCAAGCAAAAGCCCTTGTTCCTTATCTCTATCTCAATTTTCCCGCTGTCATCCACTGATATTTCCGCACCTCCCTCTTCTGGTATATGCTTCGTAACCCAAGTGGTGCAAAGCACGGGCACGCTGTCCTTCAGGTATATGGGATAGGGGATCGTCTTGTCCTTTCTCTTGAGCAGTTCAACATATATGCACTCAAGCTTGTCCTTTTCGAGCTTGAATCTCATCTTCTCGTTCTTCTCAAGCTTTATGCTGTGTTCCGATTCGCTCAGCTTGCCATGAAGGTCTGACACCTCGCTCCTGAGCCTATCGACCTCGCAGCCACGGATAAGCATAATAAGCACCACGATTATAACGGCAATGGCTATTATTATGCCGGCCGAGGTCTTAAGTACACAAAATATGCCTTTCAACATTTTACGCCCCCTTCTTTGACCCAAAATAAAAGCCTATCACGCCGCCGATTATTGGAGAAAACACGAGTCCTATTGCCTTGAGGAGTTCCACATCCTTAACAATGAGAACTGTCCAGCTACACAGGAGAACAAAGCCTCCCACAAGAGTCGTTGCAAGCAACGCCCTGACCCCAAAGTCTTTCCTCAATTTTGATTCCATTATTTTCACCTCCCTTCTATTATGGTCCGCCGATTCCTATCTGCGTGCTGTCTACCTCATAGCCCTTGAATCCTGGCCATCGTGCGGATATTATCTCCTTGGAGAATTGCTCCTGCTTTTCGACTATTTGCCTAAGCAAGGTTATGTTATTGGTTATTTTGTCCATGCAGGTCACCACTTCCCAGACTATAATAAGATTCATAAGCAGAGAAAATGCCAAGACTATGGCGATAAATACCTTCAGATAACCACCTATCTATTGTTAAGCAAATTCTCAATCGTGGTGAGTTTCGTCTGGGTTCTCTCATAGTGCCGGACCTGCCTGATATTGAGGGTATCTATCTTTTCCTCAAACTTATTCTGCCTCTGCTCAATCTCTGGCACTTTGATACTTAAGATCTCTATCTTTGCCTCTGCTGTGTCCACTCTTGCCACCACAATAGGGACTTCATTAGCCATATCGAATGCTTTCTTAGCACTCCAGGCATATTTAAAGAGAGCAACAGCTACAAGACTTCCAACCCATAGTATAGTAATTACAGTCAAAGCGGTATTCAAGGCAGAACGTTTAACCTCATAACATCCATTATCTTTCTTTTTCAGCATTCTCCCTCCATGGATAGATTATCAACGCAAGGACAACAAAACCAACAATAATCGCACACAGTATCCTTTCATACATTTCCGCTTAATCTACCCCCCTTTCTGTGCATCTGAGGGGGTATTTTACTGATGGGGCATACTCAAAAGTATAGCCATTGTCGAATCCCACAAGGCATAGTATTTCACCTTGATGGTATCTTCCTGCCCATCAGGGACTGGCATTGTATACCCATTTTTAGTAATGTACTCCCCATCCGATTCAAGAATTTCATCCATCAACTCTGCAGCCTTATACATATCCCCTACCAAGTCCCCTAATTTAGTACAGGCAGTCATTATTTGCCCGCAGGTCTCTTGATTCACAGGAGAAGCGTATATTGCCAGAAACACTAAACCAAAAAGAATCAATGTTGACTTTTTCATATTTCCCCCTATGGAATTGCCGAACCGATTAAGCATCCAGCAATCATTCCTATATGGTTCACTATCAAATCCTTGATTGACCAGCACCAAGACTTGCCGTCCCCGTCCCAACCAAACAGTTTAGACAGCCAATTATTCTTTAACCACCTGTCCCAATGGTCTGTCATCTCCCAAGCCTCTATCATTGCCCCAACTATCTCAGATATGATAACGGCTATCAGTATGCCATAGAAATAACTGAGAATGCCAGCAAGCAATAGATGGAGGCAGAAGTGCTCCAATTTATCAAGACCGAACCAGTCGTCTTTACCCGATTCATTCCAGCAGAATTTCATGTCACTCCAATTCAGATACCAAAACAGATGTCAGCACATTGAAAATCCCGTTGGCAGCTATTTTGATATAAAAAACCTTCGTTCCGTCCATCGACAATATCCTGATGCAGTCTTCTATCTCGTCGGTAATCTCCCTGCTGCGGAATGTCGAATGGCCCTCTGGGCAGGTGCTTGGCTGCTCCTGCTCCCACCTCACATACGTCTGATTGCAAGTGCTACAATTGTCAACAAATCTCATAATCTTCATGTCAATCCTCCTCCCTGTAGAATATCTTCACCCTGCCAATCTCCACCGTATCTCCCGATGAGTTGGCCGTGAACTGCGCCTCCCACGAAAAGACATCCCCTGCGTTGAAGTTGCTCAGGCTTGTGAGTGTTGTCTCAGCCCATGTCGTAGACGCAAGCCCCCAAGCCGAATCCTGCGTGACGCATATCCTCGTTATTCTCCAGTTTGCTGCAGCACCGAATCCCGATGCTCTATACCGTATTTTTGCCGAATCTACCGAGATGACATCCAAGGGTATTTGCCACTGCCCCCGAGTGCCTGTGATCGTGTAGTTTCCTATCACCCGATAGTATGTCTCGCAGATTGTTGTGTTGTATTGTGTGCTCATTATTGCTTGTGTCAAGTCCCATCTTGGGAAGTCAGCCCATACCTGATTTATCGTATCGGGCCCGTTGCTGGGTGCGTACCCCGCCGTGTCGGCATATCCGGCAGAATCCGCATATTCCGCCGAATCCGCAACGAAGGGGCTGTCAACCACCAATTCCTCTATCCTCGTCTTAGGCAGCACGGACGAATCCAAAGCGACATGGAAGCAGTGGGGCTTTCGTGATGTGTCGGAAACCTCGTCGCCGATTAGAATACAATAAGGCACCGAATCCACAACGCCTGTGCCGATACACGCAGAGCCTGTGTCAGAACTACTGCCAAGAACTTCTGCCTTATAACCCAATGCGGTAGCCCATCTTGCCTGTACTATAATATCTTGATTCCAACCTCCAGAATAGTATCCGCTGATTGTATTGCCATATCCCCATCCGCCTGAATAATATCCACTGATTGTGTTTTGAATACCCCATCCGCCTGATCTTTGTCCGCTGATTGTATTTTCATATCCCCAACCTCCAGAATGTTGTCCGCTGATCGTATTATTATATCCCCATCCGCCAGTAGCAAGTCCGCTTATAGTATTTCCATTGCCCCAACCACCAGATTGGTTCGCACTAATTGTATTATAGATTCCCCAACCGCCTGTATAATCTCCGCTGAATACATTATTTATGCCCCAACCACCCGAATAGTCTCCGCTTGCCGTGTCATTATCTCCAGCGACCCAAGCGAATGTGCCCGTAGCCACATTTGAGGACACATCGCCGAATACGATATGCCTCGACAAGGCGGTGAACAGGCTCTCTGCCTCCACGGCAAGGGAATCGGATATTATCCTTATAACCGAACATCCTATTATGCTGTCGAGATATGCATTAACACAGTTTCCCGCCCAGCCCACTTGGTCTGATACAACTTTTGATGTATCGGAATAAATCGAATGAGCAACAGAGCATTCTGAAACAGCGGAACATGGGACGGAATACGCAAAATCGGCGGTGTCCACCGGCCCGCATATAGCTCTCGCGTTGATCCATTCGTATTTGCTTAGGCTGTCGCCTGTATTCGGGTTTCCCCCGAGCCCGACATCGGAAGCATAGGCGTGGACGCAGACCGAATCCGATGAGTCAGCTGCCGCCCCGAGGATGGTCACGCGGAGCACCTCCTGCCAGTTCGTGGAATCCGCCCATATCCCCCCGCTGGAGGTATGAATGATTGTATCCGTTATGGTGTCGTTGGTGCATAGCGCACCGTACAGCTGGAAGGTGCAGGCGTCGGCTATGCCTATCGTGATCGTGTACAGTCTGTAGCAAATGGTGTCGCCCCTCACCGTGTACCGAAGCGTGTCGTAGTGCGGCAAAGTGTCAACCGCGGCCAGAACATTGGTCGTGTCCAAGACCATTCTTGCATCCGGGCACGTGCTTCGGTGATCCTCCTGATAATGGACGAAATACGGCTGCCCATACGCTATCCAAGGTACGGCAAGCAACCAGAGAAGCTTTTTCATGTCAACCTCACTTCTGAAGTGTTATTGTTATGTCCACATAGGCATCGTCGTCCCCGCTCTCGCCGAAAAGCTCCACATCGAAGCTTGTGGGCGTGATGTTCTTGACCACTATCTGCCTATGGGCCACCAAGCAGTCCACCCTCACAAGGGCATTGTTGATTGTGGTCGGCAATGCGTTTCCGTCCTCGTCTATCAGGGAGTTGAAGTCTATCGTGCCCTCCCTGCGTATCCTTTTGTTCCTGACGTGCCAAACCCAAAATCCAAGAAGCTGGTCGTCGTGCCTTTTTACCCCGTTGAGATAGATGTCGTAGAACTTCGCTATGCACTGCTCGTTAACGGTGTGGTCCATCACTATCTTGTATGTCCCGTCAAACTGATCCGCAACGGTGATTCCACTTCCGTTCGTCGTTCCAGCGGGATATGCCCTCACCGTGCTTCCCGGCTGTGCTATTCCGGGGAAATTTCTTACAACGTAATAATAAGTTAAAGTTTGCATTATGGCTCCGCTACCCAAGGCTGGGAGAGCAATTTCACTCCGACAAACCGAAGAACTCCCTGAAACCCCTTCCCTCCGCCCCAGTAATCATAACCCCATCCACCATCTTTCAATACTTGATACCATAGTGGTCTCGTTATTGCCCCCGGGCCCCTGTCCAAATATCGGGGGTAGACGTATATGTCCCCGGTGTACGCGTCAAGGGACTGCAGAAAGGCATCCAATACCGTACTGTCCTGGTCCAGGGCGAGGAACTGTATCTCTGCGACGAATCTCACCCCGTCCTTGAACTTTGTCATGTCCCGGTCGGCCTTCTCGAATATTCCGTCCCCCACTTCTTCAAAATAATAAGTACAGCCGACAAAGTCCTTATAGGTGAAAGTGTATGTTCCGTCTGCCCCGTTCAGCCCAAGGTCGATTCTCGGATAGCCTGATCCGCCAAGTATTGTCATTACGATATTGTGAGCTCAAACCCGAGGAGGTTTATGAGAAACGGAGACGCGAAAGGATGCAGCGGAGGATACACTCCATTCTCCTCGACCTTCTCGATGATCTTCGCCCTTACCTGATGCTTGTCGCTCTGATACTCAAGATCGTAGCAGATTCCCTTCAAGACCGTGGCATCGTCCCATGGGAGCTTGAACTGTACCTCGTCCTGCAGCTCAAGGTGAATCAGGAATTTCATGTCGATCTCGTACAGGTGCCGCCTGTACCTGAAGAAGTTCCACATCCAATTGGCGACGGACTGTCCGAGATTGTCGTCCAGAAACCTTGAGCTTATCTCAAGCACCCGCTGGCCCCACAGTATGTTCCCCGCCGCCCATTGCAGGCTTTCATAGCCGGTCACGATGACCCCGTCGTATATCTGCTTCCAGATTTTGATTTTCGGGGGGTGGTAGTATCGGGAGATGCCGGTTGGGGTCAGATTGTACTCACTCCCTTCGTTTTTCGCGTATTCCCGGTAGTAGAAGAACGCGGCATCATAGGCGGTCCTTTTGTGGGTACACAAAAAAGCTGTCGCAAGATCATTAAGGGCATCGCGGATGGTCATGTCCGTGAAATCTGCCAAGTGAATGAAGGGACGCTTTGTCGCGCTGAATTCCCATGCGAGATAGCGGTTGAGGCCGACCTTCTCGTGGCCGATCCCGAAAAGGTATTCGTTGTCAGTGTCATACATGCACAGGTGCGACTTATTGTCGTATATAAAAATGGCGTCGGAGACTATTTGGGCGTTGCCGCTGTCGAATTTAACGATATGCTGATCCGAGTCAAACGCCCAGACATACTTGCCGATTGTCGTGGGATAGGAAGTCAGCCCCCTTATGATCCCCTCATTGCCCCACATCATAAACGTAAAGCCGTATTGCGGATGCGTTGAAGATTCTTCAAAATATATGTATTGGAATTCCTCCGAATGGGCACACCGCGCCCCAACCTTCGGCCCTCTCACAAATCCTGTGATGAGATGCGTACTGATGGAATCGTTTGTGATGTCATATTGGACCATATGGTCGCGAACTATATGGCTGTCAACCGCTGGGAAAACGTAGTATTCTATGTTCCCGGCAGCGGGATAAAAAGCGTAGCATCCGCCAGCATAGGGATAGTATTCGCTTGCGAAGTCTTTCACCAATGAGAACGTTCTGGTAGGGAAATCGAATTCGAACAATTCGGTATAACTTGTAGGTCCTCCCCAATTCCCCGTCATGTAATATAGTTTGTCGCCCTGTACGCCCCCCTTCATTTCTATCGATACGCCGAGCAGATTGCAGGGATAGTTCGTGGGGGCGGATCCGAGCGTCATGTTTAGCTCCAGTATTACTCCCGTTGGGAACGATGCCATGAACATTTTCGTCAAATTGCCTTCATCCGTCCCGGCTATGCCCCAAGCCTCCCCGTTCACATACCAAAGGCGATATATCTTCAGGCCGGCAGATAGCGTTCCCCACACTTCGTATGTGAGGGCCTCTGTTTCCTCGCGCTTCACTATCATCAACGTATCGTCCAAGCCAAATAAGAAATAATCATCACCTATGTATACACATGAATAGCTTCTCTTGGAGCTCAATTCAGAATTGTAATAGGAAAACACCTTTTCCCCTGTTTCGACGGGAACCGACCGCACATTGATATTCCTGTCAGAGATAATCCCGTCAAGATCAAACGGGGGATCGTACTCGACGGCATCCCATAATTCGCCCACCAAAGTCTCAAGGTGTATGTTTTCCCACCAGTAGCAGGGATGCAACAATATGGGATTGGTCGGATTTTTTATTACTACGATCACATCCGTCTGCGTGCCTGCCGGCAAAGCGCCGATAATTGTGAATGTCAATTTCTGCTCCTTTTGGGCCAAGGCCCCAGTGGCGTCTTTGTATTCATTCCACACCTCAACCGTTCCGGTGTTACCCGTGACCCTATCTCCGCTGTCGTATTGCCACTTATGATTCGAACCCTCGATGGTATGGGTCAACGTATGCACCCCTAATTCGCCCCCTTCTATCGTGGGAGTATTCGGGGCTTCCCATCCGAGGCCCGTGATGTTCCTGAACGGACTGTTGTCCGGGTCCGCCACCGTTTCGGCGTTCCACGCCTCCATGTTCTGCTCCCAAGAGATCGCCCTGATCTGTATTTTGTTCTCTCCTACCCTCTGGACTGCCTTGGTGTCTATGTATCCGTCAAACTTCACCAATTCGTCAGTGATCACCGCGGGCGATCCAGGAACGGGCCGAAATCTGAGCTTCAGCATCACGCGGATCTGTTCGTCTTTCTCGACTATCCCCGTGCCTTCATCATTGAGAAAAAAATCATTAAGATTGAAAACCCTGAAATAGATGTCCCCTGCCTTGAATTCATTGAGGTCTTTCTCTATCCGCTCGGAGATATTGCCGATCGATGCAATGTCAAGGTATTCCGACCTGTCCACGAGAGGCTCATTGAGCGATAGGTTCGCAATGAAGAGCTTCGGCTCAACTCCAGGGCTCTGTGCCGCGTCTATCGCATTCTGAAAGGCTGCTGTTATGGTTTTCATAGTTCGGCAGCTTGATCTTCCGTCTCCTCAAGCCCTCTCCTGTATATGCGGGATTGGACCGCTGGCTGAAGATTCTCAATCCATGTCGATGGATCATGGGTGACAACCCGTATGCTCCCTATGGCGACCTCCATCGCCTTCTGCAGTGCGGTCTGGAATTGCGGCTCATTGAGCACCCACTCCGAATAGGGGCCTTCGCCGACCATCGCCATTGTCGGGCCGGTCACGTGGGCCCCCTCTTGCAGTTTTGGGATAGCAAGTGCGCCCTCCTTGAATCCAAAAAGACCGGATATTCCCCCAAGTATTCCAGCTCCCAATCCCAATCCGCCCAATCCCGGTATTACTGCCAGAATACCCGACAACGATCCCAAAAATCTACTGAGTGTGAATTCGCCAGATTTCAGAGATTGAAACATATTGATAAAAGAATTTGTCAGATTTAGAACTTCTGAAGCAGTTATAGCAGTTTCTCCTTTGACTTCCGCTGTTTTCGTTTTCACTCTGTCCATTTGACCGGCTAATTCCGATTCCTGTCTTAGCAATTGTTGAACTACCCCGTCCATGTAATCAATATCTGTCCCCAAAAGCTCAAATTCTTCTTTTTGTTCCTTCACCTTCTCGGTTTTTTCATCCATCGCATCGCCCAAATCTTCTTCTGCCTGAATTGTCTGTTCAATGTTTTCGGTTGCGTTTTTTGTAGTCTCATCGACTTCCTTGAGTGCTTCTTGCAAGGATATTTCTGCTTTTTTCAGCTCTTCGACTTCAGTTCTGAGCTCATTGGCTTCTTTTCTGTTTGACGCAAGATCACCGGTGAATATTCCCGTGATTGTGGATAGCTTGCTTGTTTTCTCCGCTATCTTTTCCTCCCTCTCCGCTATTTCCTCCTGGACTCGCTTCAGCTGGTTGGAAACGGTCGTGAGGTCTTGTGTCTTTTCGGTAGTCTCTGGGAGTATCCCAAGCAGCCTGTCAGAAATCTCAATCAGTCTGCTTGTTCCGCTAATCCAGTCCTCTATTGTAGGAATCAGTCTCTCTCCGATCTCTTCCTTGAAATCTCCGGCCTGATTGGTCAATTGCTCCATGCGACCCAAGTAAGTCTGAGCCTTCGCCTGAGCCGCTCCGCCGAACAGTTCCGTGATGTTCTCAACCGCCATCTGCATCCGCTCCGTGCTTCCAGAAGTGCCCTCAACCACTATCCCGTATCTCGACAGGGCATTAGTCGAGCTGCCGACCGATTTCGCCACAAGATCAGCCGCCGCCTTCAGGTCCATTCCCTTCGCCGCAGCGAGGTCAAGAGTCGCTTTCGTGAGCTCGTCCATCATCTCGCCCTCGACCCCGAAGTTTGTCAGCATCTTCTGGACCATGAGGATTGTCTCATCCCCGAAGGTAGTCACTTTCTGGAGACTGGAGGCGTAATCGAGGTTGTGCTGGTGGGCCTCTTTCGTGTAAGTGCCGGCGACTTTCATCGCCTCGGCGAGGGTGTATTCCGCCTGCTCCTGTATTCCTGCGGCATTAGCCAAATCAAGAACAGTATCTTTCGCCTTCTTGATAGTGGCGAATACGGCCACGGCTTTCGCCACGGCGAGGCCCATCTGTGCGAACCGCTCCTGGGCCGACTTGACGTTCCGCTCAGTGTCCTTCAGCCCTGTCTTGACCTGACCGAGCCCCCTCTTGAGGTCGGCTATGTCAGCCCTGATCTGTACTATAAGCTGTTCATCTGGCATATCTATTTCTCCCCAACACGAATTTGCCTGACTCTTTTCGCCATTCTCCTTTGGGCCATCTCAAAATACATGAACAGTTGGTCCAAATCCATATTGTCGATTGCGTCCATCGTGTATCCCGCTCCTATCATGTAGTCTTCGACTTCTCCAATCCCGACTGGGCGATTATCCGCTTGAGGACTTGGGCTACCGTGTTGAGGATTCCCACGAAAAAAAGGTCAAAAAGAGTCCTGTTGACCTCTGTTATCTTCTTCACCAGCTTGATAACATCGTCCATATCAAGCTCAATGGCGTCCTTTGCCTCCTTGTCGGTGAAGAGGGCGATCAGGTCCGCTATGGTATCGGGCGCAATCTCTACGAATTTCGGCAAATTCTGTATGACGAACTTCTTTATGTCGCCCCTCTCTGGAGACTGCACGTTCTCGATAAGGGGCGGGATCCTCGCTATTATGCCCTTGAACTGGGAAATCTCCTTCAGCTTCAGCTTGCGGATGGTGAATCCCTTGAATATCACCGGGGTCGGGAGGGCTGTCTCTTCCTGTCCCTTCAGATTGCCGCCCATCATTTCCCTCCCTTCTTGAACACGAACTGCTTAGACATGACGGCGAAGTCCGAGCATAGCTCACTGAACCGCCTGCCGTCCTCTATCTTTATTTGCCCCTTGAACCACTTGTTTACGAGGTCCCCCAACTGCTCGACCGTCTGCGCCTTCTCGCTGTTTGGGTCAGGGCGCATCTCGAATACCACAAGGGGCTTGTTGGTTGGCATCTGGAATCCTATGCACTCGAACCCCATCTTGATCCTCTCTGTCACCCTGTTTGGATTCGGCTCGAACACCTTGAACGGCTTTCCGTCCTTTTCCCCCTGCAGTATCGCCCCCGCTATATTCTTCTTCTCTGCGAGCCATTTCGGCCCTATTTTGGCCCCGTACAAGCGGAGCATAGCGGCTATGGCATAGTCCGATGTCGCATAGCCGCTATTTTTCATTATCTCGTTATACATTTCTATCTCCTTTCAATTATCTATATAATTATCAATTTATGAGCTCTCCAGCCCTGTGGTTATCGTGTAGTCCTGGTTCGTCTTGTCCTCTATCTCCCCGATGGCCTCGTCCTCGTCCCTTGTGTCGTCTATCAGTCCGCTGAAGATAACCGGCAGAGTCGTGTATATGTCCCTCTGGATGTTGTAATCCTTGGCGTCGGCCGTGATAAAAGCCCGGTAGAGTGTTATTTTCCGCCTCTTGCTGTCAGGCGCCATGCAGTAGCACTCAAGCTGTCCCTTCGGAAGCCCGTGTCCTCCCCCGAATGGTAATCTCTGATATGAGCCATCCGTCTCTATCGTAAGGCTCTGCCCGAGTATTTCCGAAAGATTAGTAAGCGACATCTCCGCAAGAAGCGTGTTCAATGTAGCTCTTTCTGACAGCTTCTTGGCGTCCGACAATCCCGTCGCCTGCGTCGGCGATTCCAATTCGCTCACCATGAAGGCATGGGAAAATACACCTGGATCGAACGAATATCCGAGATATACAGGACTTCCGCCTTCTGGAGTCCACACATAAGAGGCGGCACTTACAACAAGATTCGTGAAATTCCTAATCGCTCCCATTTTATTCACCCCCTTTCTTCTTCTTCTTTGATTCTAACGGAATCAGCTTCATCGGTTCCGATGGTGGACTTTCAAGTATCTCAAAATCATCAAGGCTGTTGGTGGAGACTATTTGATTATATTCCGCCTCGATGATCTCGGTAGGTGGATCGCCTCCGAAAATCACCTTTCCGGTCCAGAACACGAATTTCCACTTCTTCGGCTTGAGATACGCCACCGTCCACAGTCTGAGCTTCCTTCTTGGCATAATACCCCCTAAGTTTCTTCTGAATCCTCTACATAGTTCGCCACATAGGTCATCTGCACCTGATAGTGGCTTCCGCTCCATCCGCTGTCGGTCCGCACCCTCCTTAATCCGAAATTCTTGAACCCGTGCCCCGGAGCGATGTCCTGCCAAAAGTCGGGCCCCATCACCAGCGGCCTTAATACTTTCTTGATATTTTTCACAACCTTTCGGACCTCGGTCCGCGGGCTTGTATCGACTTTCTTGATAAATACCCAAATATGAATGTCGGCGGACACCTGATCCATTATGTTCCCCGACTGGAGATAGCTTTCGTCCCCTTCGCTGTCCACAAGGGCGAGCGGCAAGTCTCCGCTGTCGACCTGATCCGCCATCTTCCAGTCCTCGCCCGTCAGGACATTCAAGTTGAAGTCGTATCCGTTGGCGATGGTCACTGTCGCCAGAATCTCCTCTATCTTCTGCACTATGTTTAGTTTTCTGTCTATCATATTGACCGCCTCAAAACTTCTCTGAGCTTATCGATTATCTCTGGACGCAAGTCCTCAAGGGCTGGGGCCATGAACGGGCGCTTCCTCGGCCCCTTCTTCACCCTCGATATTCCCTTCTCCCACATGATCCCGTATCTGACGCTTGTTCCAGCTTTCCCAATTATCAGCCCCTTAGCCATGTCATAGTCTTTCCATGCCCGTATCGATTTTATAAGATCGCTGCTTATCGCTCCGAGCCTGCTCGGTCTTGGGCCCCTCAGATATGCCTGTCTTGCCCTGTTTTTAACCTGAACGGCAAGATATTCGATCGCATCGCCGAGATACTTGACCATATCTCTGTCTTTCTTCTCGTATTTCTCAACCAATCTCGGCACGCCCAGTATTATTGCCTTGATCATAGCATCGTCCTTGTCGAATACTTTCCGACAGTGTCCTGGATGGTTTTTGGCAGCTCGTCAAGCCTGAACGTAATAGTGCCGTGGGCGGACGATCTCGCCTTAGTGTTCCAGGTCTTGTCGTCCCTCTTCTGGTGGAACACACCAACAAGCTCGATGCAGGCGAGCTTCAGGTCCTCTGGAATCGTGACATATCCCGCGGTGTAGACAATTGTGTACTTCAGCATGTCCGTCAGGGCAACGGCGAGCCTCAATATCCCCCTGTTCGGCATTATTCGGAAATCGTCCGAGGCCTCGGTGTATGCATTCCCGTTCTCGTCAGTAAAGGAATCGATGCTGATGATCGGCCTGTCGTCAAGGCAAATCTCCTCCTCCTCCTGCCCTATGATCTCCTGGGTGAACTGCCTGCTCTTGAATTTCCTCTGGCACTGGGACTCGATCCATGCCGTCACGCCGTCAAGGGCGATTGTGAGCCACGCATCGTGGGTAGTCTCGTCTATGTCGAGGGCAGTCCCGACTTCTGCCTTTGTAGCCAGCCAGTAAGAGCTATTCATCCTTTGCCTCCGCTACTTTGCCTTCCTCTACCAGCTTCCATATCGCCTCTTTCACCGCCTGCTTGTTCGGAAAGGCGTTCTTGTCGTCGGCGTTCTCAACCCCGAGCGATGTGGCAAGCCCCCTGATCTTGGCCGAATTGAGGGTATCCCATCCGACAGGCAGGGTCTCTATCGCCGCCTTCTCCTCTTCCTTCGGTTCTTCCTTTTTCGGCGCAGCAGGAGCAGTGGTCTCATACATGGGAATCTGGGTGCGTTTTGGACTTTTTTTGGTTATCGGGGCGCCGGCCATCGTATTGACGGGGGCCACGAACTGCTTCACGACAGGATCGTGTATCTCGTGCAGAATCTTGACGCTCCTCCCGAGCTGGTTCGCTCTCTTGCGCGACATAATAGTCCTGTCGCCTTTCTTGAATTTCTTGTAATTCTCATAGCATGGGCCCAAAAACTCGACCGATACGAGATTTTTCACTTCCATCTTCCCTCCTCCGTCGCCTGGACGACTGATTGTTTGCTCTACCTTACCGCCCCGGACCCAGCGTTTCAGTATGGGAACGTTGTCCGGCTTGGGGTAGAGCATCTTGTCCTGAGTGCAATGAAAGCACTTGATGCTGTAATCCGTCAGCACCTTGAATCCCTTCTGCTTTATTCGGTAGATATGGTAAAGGTCTATGTTCGTCAGAAGCCCTCCCGGGCGCATGAACGGTATGTCCTTGTACAGCTGGGTAGGCATCATGAAGCAGTAATGCCCTCCCCCGTCTATCTCCATCAGACCCGTGTCCCTGTATGGCAGCGATTCGGCGTAAATGAACTGCGTGCCGTCCCACTGAAGCTTGAATGCGCCGAGGCATCCAATCCCCCACCTGTCCATCTCCGTCCCCTGCACGAATCCGATCCCGTTGCTCTTGATGGTCCTCAGCAGCTTGGGGAAAGCGTCCTTCGGGGGAAGTGTGTCGTCCTCCAGCCCGAGCAAATATTCCGTCTTTCCCAGAAGGTTCTGTGACGTGCTCCTCATCAGGACGTGCCTCGACCTTCTCGTCGGGTCTCTCGTCTCGCGTGGAGGCTTCAGGCCCGAGAAGTAGACCTTGACCTTCGCCCACTGGTCCTTTACCCTCTTGGTTATGTTGCTGAGCATCGCCTTGTCGTCTGTGTCCACGTACAGGATCAGCTCGCTGTTTCCTCTGTCTATGTCCATCTTGTAGAAATTGTCGAACCACTTCTCCACCATCCAGGGCCGCGTGAAGGGCGAAAACACGCTGTACTTCGGTTTTCTGCCAGAATCGCATAATGTCTCAAGTTTCATAGCCCAAAAGGCTCAAGAATTTCCAGATTTCTTTGCCCGATCGTTTTAATATTAGGGATTGGATATTTGCTTATATCAATATCGGATAATTGCTGTCTCTCTTTTTTCTTTTTGTATAAATTCATCGCATTCAATCCATGAGTGACATGAACATACAACCTGCCGGGCAATATAATTGCTTTCATTTTTTTAGCGATATCTTGATGTCCGCGCACTATATTCATGTATTCCTTTTTCGCCGGTTCATCGAAAAAAACGGATGTCGGGAAAATAATTGTCCAGAACGGTGGCGATTTCCATTCATGGGTTTCTAATCTATTTATTCTTATATCCCATCTATAGCCTTGCACTGGAAAAACTGCCTTTTTCAGAATTGGTTTTTGCGTTTGTATCAAATCAATGTAATTGCTGTGAATTAAATCGTCTGTATCGCAGTTTGAAACATATATCCATTCTGTGGCTTCGATTGCCTCTTTCAATGGAGACAAATCATCAAACGTGAATACTGAATTTATGCCAACCGATTTTATCAATTTTTGCCATTGAAGAACACTTTCATCATCTTTCATGTTAGCATGCCAACGCAACCAGACAATAAAATCTTTATTTGTTTGCGCTAAAACGCTTTTTAACGTAAGCTCTTTGAAAAGAACCAACCTATAATCCAGCCATCCAGGAATATCAAAGCCTCCATTATCAGTGTGCATTCGCATTTGAATAATATGTTTACAATTTGGCAATAATTGATTCATTGCTTGCGGTATATTGCTACTAAGCTTCTGCCTGCTTGTTGAACGGTGGCTCGGTCAAAGTCTTTGGCTGTCCACTCGCTAAGATGTCTTTCGTGAGGATTGCCAACTATTTCTCCCTGTTTGGCAAAAACTCTTGGGACGGCTATGATTAAAACTTCGGCTTTTTGCATAGCAAGATTTAACAGCTTTCCTCCTTTAGGGCGCGTTAAATGTTCGAGCATTCCGATTATCAAAATCAGGTCATAATTTTCAAGTTCCTGGAATATATCTAATGCGTCTCCGATATAAATATTGCTATATACATTCCGTTGTATTGCTGTAATATAATTAGCAAATATTTCTATCCCATCTATCCTCGTTTGCCATTTATGATATCTGCTCGAATCATTAAACGCAAGGCGAATATCAGTATATTCTCTGCATAGATACCCGTATTTCCCGAAACCTATCCCTATGTCTAAAATAGAATTGGGCTCTTGGTTTATTACCTCATTCAAAACTATCGGTATTATATGCGGATTACTCGACGGCATATCTGTGGCTCCTTCTTATTTTTTTGATAACTTCAGTTCTGGCGATTTTGTTCGCGTTGATACCCAGACTTTTCTGTTCGGAATGCCTTCTATATAACATCACGACAGAAGGGACATATCCAATCCTGTAGCCTTTTCTCAACAGCTTAAAATGCAGATCCAGCTCTTCGCCTGTCCACAGTGTTTCGTTATAGCCGTTGACTTCCAGCAATGCCTTTCTCCGATATAGCGTTGTCCCTCCGTGAATATGATTGTGCGCCATAAGCTGTTCGAAAGTCGGATGAGTAATTCTTGGAATATATACCCAAGTTGATTCGCCATCGCGAATATATTGAGCTTGAGCATGCACTAAGTCTGCTTTTTCTTCGTCTGCTTTATTGACAAGAGCCATAAGGCAATTTGGCACTAATATATCATCGTCGCTCAATAATTTGATATATTCTCCTTTAGCTATTTTAACAGCACGGTTAGCGCTTGTGGCAAGATTCGCCTTTTCGCCTGTGACAAATTGGATTTTGTATGCCTTGGCATACGACGAAAGATCACGATTGCCATCTGAGGCAAGAATCACTTCGTATTTCTGTTGAGGGAATTTTTGATCCACGGCGCTATCCATAGCCTGCTCCAGAAATCCTCTGTCACGTTGAGCAGTTATTATTATTGTTGCCTTCATAATTTCCAGTCACGCTGGAATCTATTGTTCGCATCATCCAGATTTCTTTGTCCTGTGATGCATCAAGTCCTTTCTTAGTCCCCCAGTTTTGAGAACTTTCGGATATATGTCGCAGAAATTTAGCAATAATTCGACATCATGATTATTGACGACCCTCTCGAATGATACTATCAAAACTGGTTTTTTGCATCTCAGCATTCCTAAATAAACATTGTCAAGATAAGTGAATACTTGTTGCGGATTTAACTGGGCTTTTTCTTTCAGGCTCTTCTCCATTGCCCCAAATCCCCTAAAAGTATATATCACTTTTATAGGATGATTCGCCGTGGCTTCAATGATCGCAATTAGCTTGTTCAGGCAAAAAATTGCTCTTGGATATTTGAATATCACCGTTTTGTCTTTTGGTAGTTTCTTTAAATGCTGACTGAATGCTAAGGATTCTTTTCTGCATCTTACTTGCCTGTTTAGAGGTTTGCACAATCGCTTGAATATCCTGTCTTCATATTTGACATATGGCAACAATTCGCTTGTAGCATTACTGTATGGCCCTGTCCATGCTCCATTATCAAGAAGGAACTTTGCTATCGCTGAAGTCCCACTGTGATTCGCGCCCACTATCAGGATTATGGGTTTCATATTCCCCATGCCTTGCCTGGATGGGCAATAAGCCTTGTTTCCCTGCCGTAGACCGCATTCTCATCCTTGAATCTCCCTTCTTCTATGTTTCTCTTTTTGGTATACGCATTTCTGCGGGGGAAGTTCCTCATGTTCCTTATGACGAGACCGGTGTCCTTCCAGGTATATGATTGCCCCTGCTTCTGGTGGGATGACATCAGCCTCTGCTGCCCGTCGTAAATCCAATGGTGCCTGCCCGCGTAATGTATTCCTTTCTTGTGCCTGAAGAATCTCGGCTCGGAATACGGCCTGTCCTTGTAGAGCTTGGACATTATCATCAGCCATCCGACATCCACGGGGGCGTTCCTTCCTGATATTCGAAGGTCGTTCTCCTTAAAAGGAGTTAGCAATATCTCGTCCGTGTCGATTATGAAGTAGATGTCGCCTGCGCTGCCCCTGAAATACTGCGTCCTCTTGATTATCTGGTCCTTCCAGGGCTTTTTGGTCTCTATCACTTGGGCTTTGCATTCCTTGAGGTATTTCACCGTTCCGTCGGTGGAGTAGGGCTTTTTGTGGGGGTAGTCAGCATAAGCGCCGTCCACTGCGATGATCCTTCCAACGGACCCGCGGATCGACTGTATCGTATGCGGAAGGGACGACATCGAATTGTAGCAGTTTATGCAGGCTATTATCATCGCTTCGCCCCTATCTTGTATTTCTCAACCACATACTCAACCGAAGAGTTCCACGTCGCCATGTTGCTGGACAGCCCGTCTGGGCGTAGATACATCAGGAAAAGGTACTCTGGCACATAGGCCCCAGTCCAGCCCTCGGAGAGGATGGACAGCCAGAATTCCCAGTCCTGAAGGCGCATCCTGTTTAGGTTCATGTCGAACCCCTTTATCGCCTCCCTGCGGACAAGAGAACAGAAAGAGACTGAATTTCCCTTGGATAGCCGTTCCATCGAGACGGGCCCCGACTTTCTCCGTATCATGTGAGGGCCGCCATTCCTCTCCATCGCTATAACCCTGTCGCAGTAGGAAAACCCAGCCTTTAGGTTGGAATCAAGGGCGATTTTGAGCTTCTCAAGGTAGGTCGGACCGAGCAGAACGTCGGCGTCCATGAATATCAGATATTCCCCGTTAGCCTCTTCATATCCCCTGTTTCTCGCGTACTGCGGCCCCTGATTGTCCGGCAGTTTGATGTACTGGATCCCCGCGTATCTCTTCACAAGGGCTTCGGTGTCGTCGGTGGACCCGTCGTCCACGACTATCACCTCGTATTCCGTGAAAGTCTGCGCTATAATGCTGTCAAAGAGCTCTTCAAGATATGCCTCGCAATTGTATGTCGGTATCACTATCGAAATCATTCTATTATCTTTTTCTTATCTTCAGACGCGGAGGGGCAGGAAAGCCCGCCCCTCCCGTTGCCATAGCTTAGGCTATGAAGCCGTCTGTGCCGTACTCAGAACCGCAAACGCATCGTCGCCGAAGAGGGGCAAGAAGCACTCCCTCACAACGGCTCTCAGCGCTGTCATGTCCATTTGAAACAGGTCTATGACCTGCTCTTCGCCCTCCGAATCCGTGTATCTGATCGTCGCCTCTGAGCTTGTCTTGAAGGCGAGTGACTTCCTGTCGCCTATGATGTAGTGCTTGAGGTTTCCGAACCAGATGAAATGAGTATTCGGAGCATCCGAGCTTACCCCCGGCAGTATCGTAGGAACGACATTATAGGGATAGTCCCAGATCATCCCCGGAGTCTTCTCGCTCGGCTTCTGGTAGATGTAGTTGCCGTCGCTGTCCTTGACGTTCCTGAGAACGTTGAATACCGTCCGAGACATGTAGAACTCTGCCCCTTCAAGGGCACACTCGGAGATCGACTCCGTGAGGTGCTTGATGTGGTCGAAATTCAGGTTGAGGATCGAAGTAGCACCGGTCCCCGTCATGTAGTAAACGGTCGCCACATCGTCTATGCCGTTCACGCTTGCCGCCGTATTGCCGAAGAATACAGCCCTATCCTCGGCGAGCGCCCATGCCCTCGCAAGCTCCGTTCTCAGGAAGGCAACGAGATCGATCGTTGAGTCCTGGATCGTCTGGTCGTGCATGGGGATAATCCCGGCGAGCTTTTTGCATTCGCAGGTTTCCCTTCCAAACTCGCCAGAAAGGACCGGCTTGACGTGGGTCGCTCCAACGAACTCAAGCTCAAGCAAGGTGAGCCATGTGGGGATATACACCGGGCAGGAATTGATCGGAAGGATTGTCGCCTTCTTCCTTGCGATTCCGTAGTCGCACAGGATAGAGTGGATCTGAGTAACATACTGAGGATGGACGAGATATTCGTCGCCCTCAAGCTGCTTCTCCTGAATGCCCCATCCCTTCATTATCTTCTCTGCGGTCTCCCTATCGGCTCCGCCCTTGCGATAGACAGCCTTCATCAACTCGGTGACTTCCTTGTTGATCTTGTCCTCGTCCTGTGCGGGCGGGACAGTAACAGCCGTCATCAGCTTGTTCTGCGTCTCCTGAAGAGGCTTCATTGAAGCAGATACGGCGTTCGCTATCATGGTCTGAAGCTCCTCCTTGCTGACCTTGCCCTTCGCCATCTCCTTCTTGACCTCTTCCACCAGCTTTTTCTCCTCGTCGGTATCTCCCACAAAATTGGGGTCCGCGAGAAGCTTCTTCCTTATTTCCTCCTTATTCACAGCTACCTCCTACTTAGGCTCAAACGTCTCACCCCTCATGTAGGCCAAAGTCTTCCCGATGACGTTTTTCACGATGTCCGGCACGATCTTGCGTGCCTCATCGAGCGTCAATTCCGTCTCCTCGGGAGCATCGGGCTCCGGGCTGTCGTTTGAATTGTCCATGTTGTCCTCTTTTTTTGGTTCGTTTACTATCTCAAGTCCAGCGACTTCCAATCCCTCGTCTTTCTCTGGTTCCTGCGGCTCTGGCTCTTCCGCAGGCTTTTTCTGCTCTATCTTGGACAACCTCTCCTCTATGCCGTCGAATCTCTCCTTGACGCTCTTGGAGAGGTCCGCTATAGCGTCCTCGATGGTGACAGGGCCGAGTTCCTTGGCGTCAAGTATCACGCTGTCCTTGATCTCGTCTGCGAGGAATTCCTTTGTCAGCTCTGGATGGTCGGCAAGCCACGCCTTCGCCTTGTCCGTCGTCCACCCGTCCGCCTTTGGGAATCTTAGGGCCTGCCATGCCCATTCGTCCTTGCCCTTGTACTTGGCGTAGACGCCGAATACCCTCGGCTTCTCCTTGACTATCGTCTTGTACCTGAACGTATCAAACAGGTCGGGATTCTTTATTCTAAACCTGATTTCATTCTCGGTCTCGTCCCATGTCGGCTTGTTGACCGTATCGGGAGTATTATCCTCATATAGCTCGGGGAATATTCCCTTAAGTTCATCTTCTGTATATTCCCTAAACTCGGGCGGTTCCTTGTCGAACTTCTTATAATAAGAAACGAAGAAATTATACGCCTGTTTCTTCTCTCCCGCAGGCATATCGACTCCGCCTCTCGCTCCAAGCAATACCGCCATTCCAGCCGCCACTCCTCTCCATAACGGAAGTTTGTAGCCCCCGAAGGTCTCCCTGTTTTCGGGATCGAAATAGACAAAAGCCTGCTTGTATTTGTTCCAGTCTATTTCCTCCCCTCCTGCCCATTCTCTGACGCTTCGCTCTGCCCTTGTTGCGTTCCAGTCCCTGTCCTCGGGAGCAAGGGCAAGGTTCCTATTTCCTCCGATTGTTTTCTCTTCGTTATTCTCTGGTTCTATTTTGAAATCTTTTTTGAGTCTATCTGATACCACTATCGATTTCGCAAGAGCACTTGAAAGGCATGGCACATTGCAGCCCGAGGTCTCAAGAAGATACCATTTGTTGAATCTATATCCCGTCACCTTGCCCTTATCCGTCTCATCCTCGCTCACTATATCCTCAATTCCGCCTGCCTTTGGGAGAAATCCTATCGAGCAGGCTTTCAGAAATCCCTGACGGTACAGCTCATAAACGTCCTTGGCGAGCTGGGTGGTGTCCTGAAACTGCACCTTCGACAGGATTTCGCTGTTGTTTTCGCCCTTCTTCGTCCACATCGCCCTGCCTATCGCAGGTATCGAATGGTCATGGGCCCAAAGAAAGACAGGATTTTTCTTATAAATGGACAGGTCCGCTCCCTTGGTCTCCACTACATCGCCCCGCAAATCAGTTTCTGGGGCCGTTATCCTAAAAACCACAGCCCGCTCATCCTCAAGCTTCTTCTTGTCCTCGGCCGTCTTCGGCTCAAGGACGGATATGTCGAAGCTCTTTTTGAGCATCTTGCCGCAGTTAGGGCAAGAGATTTCATCGCCCTTGACGATGAATTCTGCTCCGCATATTGGACATTTCTTCACAATTCCCCCTATTTTCTTGCGACCTTAGTTTGCGTCACAAACTGGTCTGTGTTAACTTATTCCCACAATAAAGTACAATGACAATTTATTATCTGCGCGGCAGTTCCATTGAAGTCACCCGGATAAAGCATTTGGCAATCACTAAACACAAAATAGTCATCTTTTGAAATTCCTTCGACCGTTTGTGCATCCATTGCCTGATGCTCAGGGCGCGGATCCTCCACTGTGACCGAATGGAGCCAAGATTTTTTAGAGATATACATGTTCTCCTGAGAATAGGTGTACTCCCCGGCGTTCCTTGCCCCTCCCATCTCTGTTATCGCTATCCTGTTTGCCTTCCAAAGCTCGGTCTCATCGAACCACTTGAGGAAACCCTTCCGCACCTCTGACAGGGTCTTGCCCTCGTCTATCATCCCCCTCAGCAGTTGCTTCACCTCGTTATGGTATTTCACCGCTACCGTCTTTATTGCCGATTCCCTATTGACAAGCCTGCTCACCGCCTCCGTGTAGTCGGGGCTCCAGTCTATGTCGAACCCGACCTCCGCAACCATGTCCGTGAATCCGCTCTCCATGGCGAGCAATATCTCAGCCTTCATGACTTCCCACAGCTCGCTTTCCATGTCCCCCGCAGGGATGACTATGAAATCGGTGATGTCCTTTGTCCGTATCTCCGCTGAGCTTTTCCCGAAGTTGATGATGTTTTTGGCAATCTTATTCGCCCACTGTTTGTATAATCTCCTCACTACCTTCTCGCAGTGGTTCTCAAGCCTCTTGGTCATCTCCACATGGACCCGCTTCTTCCTCTCGCATATCTCCTGCCTGACAGATTTGTCAACCATCCCGGGCAATGATTTTGAAGGAGATCCCCCTGCCGCAAGGGGCAATATAGCCATCGGAGCAAGAGGAGTTTTGCCCCATCCTGCTGGATCCATGCCCTCTCTTTTTCTCTCTTCATTTACTGATGTCATGTAGGTTTTCAGCCTTGACTCCCTATCCTTAAGCAGAAATTCCTTGTCTTCGGGCACGACGTTCTCGAACTCCACATAGTAGTGCCCCGTGGTCGATCTGTACAGGGGCATTATCTTCTCGTTTATCTTCTCGGCCACAAGATTGAGCCTCGGGGTGATGCAGTTCTTCATGTACAGATAGATCAGGGCATCGGCAACGCTCCTGTTGGCGACTTCCTTGCCTATGCCCACAAGGAGGGGAGACATATCGAAGAACGAGCAGACTTCCTCCCTTGAGAACTTGTTGCTCTCTATGAAGTCCAATTCCTGCGGAGTGGGGGCGAGCAGTTTCGCCTTCGTGCCATGGGTCAATAATGCCACTTTGCTCGCTTTTGATGAGCTCCTAAAGAGCCTGTTCCACCGGGACAGATTCCTGTCAACTTCCTGCTCTATGAGTGGCTGGTCTGTTTCGAGAATGACATCGGGCCTCGCTCTGTTCTTGTACAGCGCATCCATGTAGTCGTCCATATACTCCTTTGTGTTGACATCGTGCATAGCCGCCTCCACCGGGCCCATCCCGTAATACAGAGACCTCGGATTGGCATACTTGAAATGGACTATCTCATCCTCGGCGAAGGCAGTCTGCCCAGCTCCCCCGTCGTTGTAGATGTATCCCCGGATGAACTTCTCTTTATCTGGTATAATTTCCATATAATGCGCCGGTACAAGCCACAATTCCTGCGGCATCCCGATCGTGTTTTTAGGAAGGTACCAATACGAGTTGCCCGTCAGGTCAAGGAACGTCTGGTTCTCCTCCTTGAGCTCACGCTTGTTCTTGAACTGGTTAACCCTGTTGAACAGATCCAGAAAGATATGCTTTTCTATTTCGGTTGACGCCTTGGTGCGGGAATTGTAGTGAAACATCTTGAGCTCTGTCGACCCTATGTCCGTCGCTATCATCGACACGCACTTGTAGATCCATCCCTCGTAGGAATCCACATAAGTCTTATAGTCACCGGGTTGAAGTTTCGGCACTCCCGACTCGTAGGAAGGCACAAGCCCGCTTGGAAATACTGATTGATATGCTTTATACATCAAGGCGAATCTTGCCGCCTGCCTGATTTCCAGATGCCTCTTGACTGCCTGTATTAGACCTTGCATAACAAAAAAGAGCCCAACCCGACAAGCAGACCTCATTGAAAGGCCCTCTGTCAGGCGGGCTCCTCTTCAGTAACCCTGTTTAAACTATTTTAAAGAGCTAATTATTTACCAATCCCAAACTACTACACCATTCAAGCGTATGAATGCCAATGCCCGACCTTTTGCATTTTCAATCCAGCCAAGCCAGCCAACTCTTTTGGGATTCTTATATAATTTTAGAATCATCTTGCTCTCCTAACTAAGTCTTATTTTGTCCTGAATTGTAGCGTCTATGAAACAGTTCCCGTCAGCGATGACAAGCCGCATCTTGCCCCTGCCGTCTGCTTTAAATAATCGATAATATTTGATGACATCCTTTTCGTCCTCGGTCAAAACCTCATTGATAAGCCGCGCTTTTTTAATGTTTATTATTATATCCGGCATCATGCATTCAACAAGATTGGGAAAAGTAAATATAACTTCTTTATCATCTTTCATTATGTTCATTTTCTTTTTTCATTATCCAGCCATGCCTGTTTAATCGCAATTATCATTTATAAAAGCAATAAACTTTGTTAATCTATCCGCCAATGAATGTATTTTTAAAGCTTTTATTATACTCCAAAATAGTTCTCTTCCTGCTTTTTGTAATTCAATATAAGATTCATATACTGTTGGATTCATTTCAAAAATTATCAGCAATTTAGAAAAATTAATCATTATCCCCCCACCATCTTTTTTCCTTCTCTTCCCACTGCTCCCTCTCCTGCTCCTTCGTCAGCTTCGCCCCTATCATAGCAAGCTCTTTCGGGCTTGAAACATGGATCAGATCGCTCACCTTCTCGCCTATTGTGGTGTGAACGGCGTATCTCATTGTATCCATTCCGTCATCATGCGCCTTGATCATGTCCTCCTTGTCCTTGTTCGCCCAGCAATAGAGGGGGAACTCGTCCTCCGTCTTGGTGGGGAGCTTCTTCATCTGCTGCCTCATGTCGAGCTCGACAAGGGAATCCTCGACGAAGAATATCCTGCCCTCGTCGAAAAGCTTCTGGACCGACTGCTGCCCTGCGAGCCTCGACTTCTTGGCCGGGATTGTCTGTATTCCAGCAGCCCTCAAGTCCGCCATATTCTCGGCATCGTGATCGCAGATAGCGACGGGCCATATCTTGTCCTTTTCGAAGAACTGCTTCATCTGATCGGCGTGGACAGCCACCCTCCGGCTGCTCATGTATATCTCCCTATATCTGTACCATATATCATCCGGCGAGATGTACCACCACTGGGCCACGAAAGGGTGATCGTACCCGAAGTCCACAGAAAGGACAACCTGCCCCTCGCCTGACATCTTGAACTGAGAGCGGGTAATTCTGTGCCTCTGAGGGTCATAGGGATAGACAATCCCCTCCACTGCCACCCATTCTCCGTCCCTGTACCGTTTGGCGAACACGCCCTTGAGTCCGTGAAGCCATTCGTACCAGCTTGAGGGGAGTATGCCCGCCGACTCTGGGATAGTGGGCATGAACAGCGACTTGTGCCCTTTGGATGTCTTCAGTATGAGGTTCTGGTTGATCCAGTGGGAGGGGGGTCCTGGATTGCACAAGAGGAGGGTCTGGAGGAAGGACACTCCGGGCATCCTCACCGCCCGCCTTATCTTCTCGTCATAATAACTCCACGGGATTTCTGTGGCCTCCTCGATTATTGCCATTCCGCACTCCGCCGAGGCGAGCTTGTTCACGTCCTTTTCCGAGTCGAGACCGAGCCCCCAGAATTCCGTGCCGCCCCTGATCCTGCGGAACATCATAGTCTCGTTCTGGTCCGTGACGATCTCGGCCGGAAGCCTCTCCTTGAACCTCTGCCACAGTGTCGTCCTCAAGTCTGCCTTCTTCTTCCTTATGAGATATATTTTATATTTAGGGATGTTCGCCCCGACTATTATCGCCTTGTTCACGGCGATCTCCGACTTTCCGCTGCCTCCGGGGCCCCATAATAGCAGGCTGTCGCTCTCGTCCTCGAAGCCCTGCCTCTGCTCTTGCGTGATTGCCTTAAACCTTATCTCCGCCATTGTGGTTCTTGTTGTTGTTGCCGGGTATCTTGCCTGCGCCTTCCAGGATGATCTTGAGGGGCTTTTCGCTGTTCCCGGAAACCTCCATTTTGTTTACATTGTGCCACCTGTCGGGGCATCGATTGCACAGCCAGAAAAAGGCCGCGGTCGGATTGTGTTTCGTCATGGAGAAAAGGCGGCTTTCCACCGTCTCGTTCAGCAGATGGTTTATCTCGTCCTTCTGCTCGGCGAATTCCCTGTCCTTCTTCAGCAGGTCATAAATCGCCTGCCGGGATATTCCGACGGCCCTGCATGCGCTGACAACAGACTTTGTCTTCTCATAGGCTTCCAGCCATTGCCCTTTTTTCTTTCTGTCAAGTTTGTAATTCCCTTTAATCATTCATTATCTCCACCAACACCGTTTCGTCCGCCTTCATGATCCTGTTCAGGTCGTTTATCAGGTCGTCCGTCGGCTGAAACGACAAAAGAACCCTCGCTCCCTTATCAAGAGAAACGAGGGCTTTTATTTCCAGCTTTTTTATCAAAGCCTCGAACTTTACTTTCTTTTTCTCTGCCACTATTTTATATATACTACAAAATCCCTAATTTGTCAAGTATTTTTTTGAAAAAGTTTACCAAAACTGTTGTAATCTTTTGCTATTTTTCAAGGGAAGGTATGAAATTTATTCCATTTAACTTATATTATATTAACTTAAACTTAACTTATATTAACTTAACTTAGGGGGGAGTAGTCCGGGAGTTATCCCGGAGTAGGTCAGGAGTAAACCTGATAACTTAATAATAGCCACAAAATCAGCTAACAATTTTCCTAATTCTCACGTTTCTTCCATGTAATAGCTGTAAATCCCCTCCGACACTTCCCTGAACTGCACGCTGAACCTCTTCTCGAACGACTTCTTTCCGATCCTGTGGACTGAGTTGCCCCCTGCCGTATGGTGCTCGGAACAGAGGGGGACCGTCTGCCTGTCGTCTGGCTTGATTCCAATCCCGTGGGGTCCCCAATGGTGGGGCTGGACCGGTCTCTTTCCGCACGCGCAGCAGCACAGATTATCCCTGATCCATTGGAGGTACTTTGGGTCTCTGAAGGTCTTATGCTTAGGGAGTGGGTTCATTGTCCTGATGTCGGCTCTTTCCGCCCGCCCAGAAAGCAGATAAATCCAACAATCGTAATTGCAAGAGAGCCCAACGCCCCACCCCCCTGACCTGCAAGACAAGTAGCAGGAAAACTGCCAAGGCCCAAGATTATCAATACAGTGCCGATCGCTTTCATGGTGCCTCCTTTCTTTGTTGTTCATCCGCCCTTCTCAATATCTCATACCGCACATAACCGCCCTCGGCTTTGTTCAGCCCGTGCCTGTTGCAGAAGTCCATGTATCGCATTGTCTTGGAGTGGATACCTTCCACGGTCTTAAGCTCCTCAGCCCACCTGTCAGCAAGTTTCTGGATGCGGTCCTCTTTCATTTGTTCAGGAAATCGTTCAACGCCCTGATACCGCAATCGAAGATAACCAGAAAGGCTGTGAAAATATCTGCTAAGATGTCGATCAGAATATTCATTTAACCTCCTTTTTCTCCTTCCGGGGGAATCTTTTCCCTTTGCTGACGCAGTATTTACAGACGGCTATCTCGCACCTATGGTCCACTTCGACACTACGTCCACAGTGGATACAGGGCATTTGTTTAAGGGTTGTCATACATTTTAATTTTCTCTGGATTATCTACAAAATTTTACTAATCCACAGTCCCAAAATCGTTATACCTAATACTGAATATCCACTACCACCCCAGATACCTAATACAGTAAATCCCCATATTCTAATTAATAGTTTATCACAATAATCCTCGTCATCAGTTAACATCCATCCAACTTGCCATCTATTTTTGTTCAATATTATCATTTCCTTTCACCTTCCTCTCTATCTCTTTCAACTGCTTCACCCTCTCCTCAAGTTTTTCTATATCGTCATTGTCCAGATGCCTATACAGGTCTTGAGTGAGCAGGAACAGGTATTTGATAATATCAAGGAGTATTTATTTCATTGGTGTCTCCAAATCTATATATAACTGTATCTACAATTGTTCCCAATCCGTTTTCACGTGTACGATAATATACAATTAGCCTGCCTATTTTTATGCCATCTATGTTTTTCCTGTAATCACAAATATCTGTATTGTGCAAGGGATAAATAGTTTTAGTCTGTTTCTCTGTCTCTTGTTTAATCGAATACCTATAACTATAAATCAGCCCGAAGGCTATGAATATCAGCAACGCCAACAACAGTCGCCTTGCGATGAACGCTATTTTATCCTCTTGAGGGTAACTCATTTTACCTCCTGTTTACCCCAATCTTGTGTTTTTTAATCAACTTCAATGACTCCCGATTTGTTCCATGTCGTTCTTTGATGCTTTTGATTGCCTCCTCAAAAGTTTTTGTGAATCGGCCATATACTTCTTCTCCATAATTCAATCCCTCAATTACTCTCATCACCGATCTTTCTATTATTCTTGATTCTGTTTTTATCCGGGCTTTTATAATCTCTTCGGGAGTAGCATCCAATAAAACAAAATCATCCACAATATACGACCATAAAGCATATTTACCATTCGGTTGTTTAATGATCTGTTGTCCCATTTATCCCCCTATTTCCCCACATAAAATCAGCGAATCCTTCAGGCTTCACCTGATTCAGATGATGCTCTCTCCAGACTTCAGGCGATAGATACTCATAACAGTCCTCACAGGCTTGGAGATAGCCGTCTTGGTAAGTCTTAGGCTTTTCTTCCCGTATCATCACAGTATCCTGCTTATCTTTGCTTACATATATAAAAGTATCCCCTGCTGGCACATATCTATTTTCATACCTTACAAACATATCTTGACCTTTGTTATCTACAAATACAATTTCAGGGTCAACTTTCACATTTTTGTATCTATCATGAGCTCTAATCATGCAAAATATAAAAATAATCATAGCACATATTATAAATATCCAGTCATGTATCGATAAGTGCTTTATATTATATCCCATTTGTAGAACCTCCTTTCCTAACCCCCTTAGACTTATGCCTGAGTAGATCAAAATCCCTTCTCTATCAAGTCATCTCCTCGAATGAAACAAGGCAATCATCTCTATGGTGTGGCATCACTTCCCACTTTCCGTATGCCCTGATTTGTCTGTCATTAAGATAGATGATCCCCTGTCCAGCGTCTTCTATAGCCTTAATCAAATTGCTTAAATCCTTGACAGATTCACGCTTTTTGACTTTGAATATCCCGCTAATCCTGAACTTATTCGGGCTCGGCTTTCTTGGATCAAGCCCAAGAAATTTCATCTGGTCTATCATTTCATACTTCAATTCTTTCTGGTTTTCTGAATATTTTATGGCACGAAGCTTGACAAACTTTCCCCTTTGTGTCATTCTCGTATAGGGCACTATCTCTAAAAAACAACTAAAGTAAAATTTCTTAATCTGCTGTTCGGTGCGTTTCATTGGGAAACCCCTTTCGTTTAATCGGATAATTCGCATTATCTTTTATAAATACTGGGATATTATGCTCATCTGCCTTATTTACTATTGCATCAATCCATTCTTTTCTATGAACTGGACGAGGCGTAAGACCTCCTATAACAATCCAATCAAGATGCTCAAATCCTTTTGGTATTAACCAATTTATATCCATTCGCTCTAACAGTGGTTCAAAACTAACAAACCTTACTTTTGCTGTAGTATGTGATATTAATTGATATAAATTTGATATATCTGCCATACCAGTAATAGTCGTGCCAAACCAACAGTTATCAGGATAAAATTGTGGAGCCCGTTCAGGAAGTTTTGTAAGTATCTGAAATGTATGTTTACTTTGTTCGATGATTTCAAATATTGCTTTTTTCCATCCGTTCCGTATAAGAGGATGAAACAATTCCATTGTCGAGCATACAAATATCTTAGAGGGCTTTTTAATGCTTAGAGGAGCAGATAATTCTTTATCATCAAATCTAAGTCTTGGATTCCACTTGAATCGTTTATACAATCTCCTTGCGTAACAGTAAAAGCAGTTTATAGGACACAGACCTTTTATAGGATTCCAAGTCCAATCTGTCCAACCAATTTTATTTTCGCCTTGTTTATTCATACCTCCAATACCTCTCAATCTCTCCCTTCCTCTCATACCTCAGAATTGGCTTATTGGAATCGGGAAGAGACCACTCGGTTATGATATGCTCTTCTCTTGACGTATCACCATCTGGGAGTTCCGTTTCCTTTGCTATGGTGAATGTGGAGTGGACTCGTAGCCTCTCGTATCCACCATAGGACTTGATAAGGTCAATGTATTCGCCTTTTGTTATCTCTTGCATATCCATACTTTTCTGCTTTGCTATTCAAAAATCCTGCACGAAATACAAATGTATATTCAAAATTGGTTATCGAACAATTCGGAATATATTTCCGTTCCCATATTTTACATAAGCAATATTTACCTATATCCCGCAAATTCCAACTGTAGAAACGAATTTCATTTTTAAGCATGGTGGAATCCCCTATGTAGATTGCGTCATAATTCCCTGCCCTGCAAATATTATCAAGTTTGGCACCAAACATCTTCTGCACATCTTCCCAATAATTTGTTGTATAGACAAACGTTTCAGTAATCGTAAATCTACAATACATTTTAGAAATTGGAATTGAAATGGTATTTATGGGTAAACTAAGAATACGACTATCTGAATATTTCAAATTTGGTGTTAATGACAGGACATCAAGAAACCGTTCTTGATTAGAAGGAATCCTAATTATTTTAATTCCAGATAGAAGTGACAATGCTTTAGAAATGTCAACAAGAGATTCTCCCTTATCGATATACTCTTGGGATGGCACTCGCAATTTCAATCGTAGTCTTCCCATGTACCTGTAAAATAATTTAGTTAGTTCTTGCATATGATTTATTTCATCCAGATGAACAACTATAACTAATAAAATTAGACCTATCCATAGCGCACAGGCAAGACCGAATCCAGATAGCATGTTACGGTGTGCGTTAGTCATTCCACTCTCCTTGCCACATAAATTACGTGGTGACAAATAAACAGTGGTGCAGGGATTGTGATCCTGCTCGACAGTGTAATCCCTCCAGACAGTATCTTCTTTATCCCATAGCCTGTATAAGTCAAAAGCCTTACCATCCACCGAGGCGGATATGCAAACAGGTGGTCTTTGCAATACATGTGTCTCCTGTCCATAATCCAGTTAAAGACAATCTCTGGCGGATAATACGGATTGGGTACAGAGATTATCAATATCCCATTTACATTCAACAGTTCCCTGCAATCCTTCAAGAACTTGATAGGGTTCTCCAAGTGTTCGACAATCTCCCCTGCGATAATCGTGTCGAATTTATCTCTTACCGTATCCCGGATATTCTCTACATCGCCTGTTATGGTTAACTTGTAGCTCACTGGCTTCGGGACCTCTCGTATATCAAAGCCCGTAATATCACCAGTCAGGTATCTATTGGGCAAATCGGCAAATCCTATGTCAAGTATCTTTCCCTTTGCTTCCTTTGCCATTTTTTTCAATCGTAGCATTTTGAGTTTACAAGGCTTCCTGATAACGCCAGCAAGGACTTGACACTCCGTAGGCAAGCCGCCAAACAACGCCACAGGAAGCCTTCATTTATAGTTTCTTTCCTTGAAATATTCCCACCATTGTCTTTTAATGTCTTTTGGAGGAGGAAATATTTGTGGATAACGATAACCATTACACACACTACAAATATCAATTTCTGGAGCATCCGAATTACAACTTGGACAAAACCCAAAAAGTAATCTCCAATGTCCCCTTAAATATCTAAATAATTTCATTATTCAAATCTCCCCCACCGACTTCCCTCTTGCGACTGGAGCCCAATCCATCAAGAGAGAAGCCGAAGCCTTCAGTACAAGCCTGATGGCTGGGGGTTATTTTTTCTAACTGATAATTTGCTTTTTTTGATGCTTCGATAAAATCTTCAATTGTCCAATCGCCTTCCAGTTTATTCATTAAATCAAATATTTTATCTGATAATTCTTCTATAGATAAAATATATCCACCCATATTACACCTCCTCTTACTCTCCTCCCACTGTACCCACGTGGAGCCAATGGAGAGGAAAGCCATTACTACTAACAGGATTAGGTCTATCAGCATGGTTCAAGCCTCCTGAATGAAATCACCCAACACCATTTGTTTAAAAACTCTTCTGGATTTTTTGCTCTATTGAGTTTAATAATACATTCAAAAAAATCTTCTCGGCTATTGAATCCTTCACATATTATATCATTATCAGATATTTCAATTATCCTCTCTACCCTTACATCTGTAATCTCAAGCAATATACGAGAAGCCCATCGGGGCATGTAAAGAGGAGACGACCAGCGTGTTCTATCATCATCATAATCATTCACAGACTCAGATACTATATTAGGCTCAGGTTCAGTAGCCCTATAATGCGGGATTAGATGATATTGTCCCCATTCATCACCACCATCTTTGGTCTTAATGGGTCTATCTTTCGCCCATTTTTCTAATTCTTCTTTCGAATAGATATACTCAATGTCACTTTCAATTACAAATGTTTCTCTCACCCATAGTCTATCTCCAATTTGCCCATAGGGACATTTCTTGATAGCATTAAAAATACTATTTGGGTTTGTCCAACAAAATTCACATTGAATTTCAATAGGACAATTTGCACAAGACCCATCACAGTCTGGGTCATGTTCTGGATATGAACCTGTATCATCACAATAATCACACTTTTCAATTTTCTGTTTAATAACCCTTCTGGTAACGGTTTTGCGTCCCTCAAGCACAGCCCGCACCATTTCGGCACTGAATATAATGGGTCTCTCTTTCATTCTGTAAATTTATAAATCCTGTTGGAGCAAAACCCGTTCTTTCAGTCTCTTGTCAAAATCATATCTGCCACTTGTACGCCCTACAAAACACTTATAGTTATTGTATCTGCACCGCTTGCTTTCGTCTTTTGTGAACCCATAACAGGCAATCGGTGGTTGATACCATAGACAGCCTGAACATTTTACATCGGGAATACGTTTCATTCCAACCAACCCCTCAATTGCTTTATCCTTGCCCGTATCACCTTGTCGCACTCGGCTTGGGTGATGAGACCTTTTTCATATTTTTCTCTCGCCATTACCGACTTATAGGCAAGAGTTCTTTTATCAGCACAACCTTCAATGGGATACATAATTTCATTAGGACATGAATCGCAATCATCCTTCCAAATATTAGCATCATATTTACAAAAGACACACCCGAAATCCTCATGGTACCTCAGATACTTCTCATAGGCTTCTATCTGCTCTCTGATAGCCTTCTTCTGGATTGGTGTAAAGTTATGTTTCATTTGTCCTTGTAGTAAATCTCCACATTCTCTTCGTAGTTTTTATCATATTCCCATTTCTTTTTAAATCCCAATTTCTTGCATATCGCCCGCATACGATTAGAAGGCGTGGGGACTTTAACCCCATAGCCAGCCTTGATGATATTGTCAAATAGTGTCCGCAGATTCCCTGTCCCTTCCTGCTTGCTAATGATAAATGATATTGTTATATGAGCATCCTTTTTCCACAGCCAGCCATCAAATTTGTCAGCCATGAATCCGAGTTTGTCGGCACGCTTTGTTCCCAATTTAACTATTCCGTTTTTCATGGTATTATGTAACGTTTATTTTTCTCATCATATTCCCACTGTTCTTTATATTTACTCATCCATTTTTTCTCTTGAATTTGGTCTTCTTGTGTTTCCACGAAATCTGGATTGATTCTCATACATTGGTAGTGCAATTGATAAAATCGAATTATAGTCTCGTGTTCCTTTCCTCTAAAATGAAATGTCTGTACTCTACATTTATGACAACAACTTCTTAAGTTTATTCCCATAATTTACTCTCCATTTCAGAAAGTCACAAAGTCACCCTATACCCCATGACTTTTAGGTGACTTTTTAGTGACAGATTTATTCTCTAATTGCTTTTTATCCTCAAAGCCTATCTCTAATGGAGGTTTAATATCTTTAATATATCCCCGTAATCTATTGTTTATCTCATGCAACCCCGGCAGATAAGGCAATGATTTGACTCTATTGCGACTGAGTGCTTGATATAACTGCAAAAACTCTTTCTCTCTCCATTGCAAATCATCCAGTTCTGTCGCACACAATCTCTGCCATCCGCCCATTGTTTCTATACAGGAATGAATTACGGTATCAGAAAATTTAATACTTTCATATACCCCTATATCCTCCATAGCCTTAACTACTTGCTTCCATGCTATTAAAGCCCTATCGCTACAAGTTCCCTCTATTGCGTGACGTATTTTCGCGATCGTAGGAAATACAGAATACTCTTCATTGCCTAAAATATAATCAACAGCCTTTTTTACTTGCTCAATAGAGAAATCAGAAAGGTATCTAAAAAAAAGTTCTATTTTTTCTTTTGAAGGTTCTTTCCCACAATTCTCACCCAATGCGGTCGTTAATAATGCAAAATCTTTAAAGTCTTGTCTGCGTTTCATAGTTCTCCCTTTGCTATTTTTTCTTCTTGTTCTTTTATCCATGCTTTCGCACCTGAATATTTCCCTCCAGTTTTGTGTAGTAATCGTGGTATCTGAGATTTGAATATCTCTATTGTGTACCCGGCTTCTTTGACAAATTTACTATCTGTCTTGAAAAACATAGCCATCAGTTCCTTTAACTTATCAATGCTGTATACCTGTAAAAGATTTTTAAATATAACACCATGCTTACCCCATACAGGACAATATTTCTCACCAGTAATAATTTCAAATCCTCGACAAAATAATAATATCAATTCCTTTATTCTTGGATCACCTTTTTTCTTACGATCTACATTAGTAGTTTCTTTTGTATTAGTTTCTTTAAAATACTTTCTTTTGTGTACCCCAATATTGGGGACACTTTTTTTAGATTTTGTACCCATTATTGGGGATAGGGTGTTACCATTTTTGGGGACTGTTACCTTTTTTGGGGATACCTTCCACTTTTCGTAATCCTTTTGGAATCCATAGCTTACAAGAGAGGTGTTACCATTTTTGGGGATAGGCTTTTTTATGAGTATATTTTTTTCGACAAGAGTATTTATAAGTAAATTACATCTTGAGCGAGGTATACCAGTTAATTCTGAGAATTGGCTATATGATATTATATCCATTCTTTTCTTTTTTTTCTTATCCTTTTTAGGATTCTCTAACCAGCCCCAAGTTTTTCTCAATACTACCCATAATATTTGCCATTCCTGCCCAGATATTCTGTGTTTGCATAGTGCATCTACAATTTCATTGGCTATATCAATATGTCCATTTTCCCTTTGAGGATTTGCCATCTGCTGTATAATGAGGAATTATTGTCGGTTTCTTCCTCATATATAAAAGTACCCCTCCCCATGCCAATATCACCCGAGGCACCAGCCGTACAGGTACGGAGGATCCGGGAGGACAAAGAGAGGGGTACCCTTAATTGTCTGTGTAAAAAAGCCTGTATCACTGGTGCCTTCTCCTTTCTACATCTACGGTTTAGGTTCTTCTACTGAACGCATATCATTATACCATACTTTACTCAATTTGTCAAGAGAAAAATGAAAAAAAGTTAAGTAGTTGTTACTGCTTCCTTGTTACGCTCCATATCGAATAGCAAACCTTGTCTTCTGGTGGAATTGGCTTGTCTATCCGATTTCTGAACACCCTGACCCTGACAATAGATTTGCAATGCGGGCACTCTATCTCTACATCTGCCAAAGGTTTCTTTTTCTTAGCCATCTTGCTACCCTCCCTTCTTATATTTGATACTCTTTTGGCAACACAGGACAAGCATAAACCGCTTTTGGTTACGCCCCTTTTTCCACATTCACATCTTAAATCCATATTTATTTCAATCGTTCTATCATCCATCTCACTCACCCCCTTTACATCTTTTTAGTGTTACTTTCCTTCTTACTTTCTTAGCCCTGGTCGTTTCAGAATATCTTTAGGTTCGTCGTATCCGAACAGTTCCGTTTCTAACATGCATAATTGCTCTCTCAATATTCTTATATTGTCCCGGATGATAAATACAGGCATTTTAATATCTAAAAGTTTGCAACAGAGATCAAGGCATTTGTATGCTAACGTATGGTCTAAAAAATCGTGACCTAATCCCTGAAATACTTCATCGGATATTTTTCTAAGTTGCTCTAAGTGTTCATCTGTCCACATTATTCCCCCTTTCTTTCTGCATTCCTTTCTTTTTATCCCTCAATTCCTCCTCGCACCCTCTCCGATAGATACAATCCCTGCACTGAGGCAGTCTATCAAAGTCCTCCCCATGCCGGCAGTCAGTCATTCGTATGGGTCGGCTTGTTATTGTCATTGGTTTTTAATATATTATACCTCATTACCCCAAACATCCCATCCTTCTGTTTTTTGGCGAGCAAACAATTCAATGCGAGACAAATCACCAAGTAATTGAACAATACGATTTCGTATACAATCTGGTTTTTTAGAATGTTTTTCAATCGGTGTATCAACAATACTATGAATACCAGCATTAATTCGTTTTGGTTTTCCTTTTGTTGCAAGTAAGCAAACTTCTGCGTTTGCTCTTGTCCATCTGCCCATTCCCATAAACCAAGAAGATGAAATTTTATTACGTTTTATCCATGTAAAAGCAACTGTTTTATATTCAAATCCCCATGCTTTGATTAAATCAAAACATTCGTTTAATTTTGGCATTGTTACCCATAAAAACAATACGCAGTTTTCATCTGATATTTCTTTAATTTTTAAATTTTTTAACCATTCATTAGATTGTACTTGATATTTACATCCAGCTCCTCTATTTCCAGCAAGAGCTTTATCTCTATAACTCCAAGGTGGATCAGCATAAATTATTTGATATTTTTTATTCGGGAAAGGTTTAATCATCACTTTGGTTTGTTGATTTTTGTCAGGATTTCTCACTTTCCTTCACAACCATCGGTTTTTAAGTATAACGATACAGAATGAGGGGATTTCAATCCCAATAGTCTCTGTATCTCTCTAAGCCCAAAACCTGCATCATGCAGAATACGAGCAGCATCTTTTCTCAGTGTAGCCAATTCTTTTTTGGTCTTAGGCTCAGTCAACTCACCCGTTCCATTGCATACAGGACATTTCATTTTATCATTCTGGTTTGCACCACAAACTGGTTTGTTAGTCAATTATCACGCCCGTTCCTTTGCAGTGCGTGCAGTCTTTCAACGGTTTGTTTATCTCTGCCATGAGGTTTTTAAGATAGGTATCGATGTTTTTCTTCAAGTCCTCATGGTCTTTTCCTTCAAAGCCCTGAATCGGTGTATATCCCTTATAGTTCTCTGGGCTATATGTCATCTCAAAAACTTTAACGGGGCGATCAAATCTATATCTTGTTGCATATTCCGCTTCACCTTCAGGGTCATAGTTTATATTAACTTTATACTCCTCTGGTTCAACCAATTTTATTTTCTTACAAACAGAAAAACAAAAATCGTAGTCGGAAGTTATTTTTGCTACTTTCGGGTCAATATTATCTTGGATGTGTTTGCGAATGATTCTATATGCCTGATAGGAAGAAAGTTTAGAAGGTCGAGAAGGTAGGACAATATTAGGGAAAAGTATCTTGTCCAAAAGTTGCGATTCAACATTTTTCTCCGTTATCTCTGTGGTACTATCTTTGTGTGTTTTCGAGGCAGGATATGAAAATCCGTTTACTTTTTTGACATCTTCCAATTCAATCACATTCACAACCTCAAAAGCAATCTCTCTTTTTATATTAGGCTGTTCATCATATTTTTCTTCATACAGCGATCGATAATCGGCATATTCGCTTTTCCATGAACTATAACCTTTACTATCTGTAGAAAGTGCGTCTTTCCTTTTGATAACCAAAGGTATCTTGTCGCTTGCGAAAGATTTATCTTTCAGTTCATATCTGAAGTTAATATCGGGCTGGCTAATTTCTTCTTCGACCTTTGAAGGAATTTTCTTTACCACCACCCATGCTTCATGGAAAGACGGTTTTGCTTTCTTTCCGTCAAAGTAAAGTTCCAACAAATCCTTAGCATAACAAGACTTGTAATCCATATATCCTAAATAAATCTTATCCCTCGTCTTGATAATACTAAACTTTTTAATCTTATCCATCTTACCCCCTATTCCCCCGCCTTGACTTGCGGGACTGTTTACGTTTCTTCTTCACCTTCTTTGACACTCTCCTTTTTTTAAAACAGCTCAACCAGTCACGACCTGGTTCTGTGTCTTGAGAAACTTATCTGCCTTTAAAAGGTCCCGATTCCACTTACTCTTGACCCAATTTTTGGCACTTTCCTATTTAAAAACAGGAGATTCTCAGGCTACACCTGACAACTCAGGTGTTGACGCCTGACGGGTCTGCCCGACCCTCAAAATATTTAGGGATGCGTTCAAATCCCTATCTATCTCTAATTCACAAAAAGGGCAATGATGAACTCTAACAGCCAATGTTTTAGGAACCTTCTCGCCACATTTAGAACAAATCTGACTGGTGTTTTGGGGTGGAACTTTAATCAGTTCTCTATCAGCCTCTACCGCTTTATATGACAAAAGATTAAAGAACATGCCCCAACTACTATCTGCTATGGACTTACTCAAATGGCGATTTTTCACCATGCCCTTGATATTCAAATCCTCAACACAAATTGTCTTGAAATTCTTTATGTAGAAGTTTGCGACCTTATGAAGAAAATCATTCCTTTGATTGGTGATTTTCTCATGAGTTTTTGCAACCAGTATTCGAGACTTATTTCTTCTATTAGAACCTCTTTTTTTACGGGAAAGTCTTCGTTGTCTCCTGCGAAGAACTTTCTCGGATTGCCTAAAATACTTAGGATTTTCAACACTATTGCCTTCAGAGTCCACACAGAAAGACTTTATGCCGACATCTATTCCCACTTCCTTTGTAGTATTGGGAAATGTTTTGCATGGAACATTATCACAGGAAAAAGAGACAAACCACTTATCAGTAGAAGTTTTTCTGATGGTGATAGTCTTTATATTACCCTCAATAGGTCTCGACAGAAAAAGTTTTAATCTACCAACATTTCTAATATAGAGATTCCTGCCTTCCAATTTCCACCCACATTGTCTCAAAGTGAAGGAATCGTATCTATTTTTACTTTTGAATCTCGGATAACCCGGTTTATCACCACTTTTCACACGTCTAAAAAATCCCTGAAAAGCCTTGTCCACTCTTTCAACAACATCCTGAAGGACTTGCGAACCTACCTGTTTAAATTCAGGAAATTCTTTTTTAAGGTCAGGAAGTTGTTTTATTTGGTCATAACACGAAATTGATTCCTTATGCTGTCTATAAATATCTCTTCTATGTTCAAGACAGAGATTGTAGAGTTGTCGGCACAATTCAAGCCATTCAGTCGCATTTTTTTCTGTCTCTCTGTTAATTTTAGCTCTATATTTATAACATTTATACATAAGAGAGAGCCCCTTGAGGAGAGATAGAAATGCTACAAGCAGGTAGGCTTGTAAACCTCGCAGGGCTCTATGGTTGTTATAAGGAATCTTGTAACATTTCTATCTCTATTTATAGTATAACACAAGATTTTCATTTTGTCAAGTAAAAATTTAAAATAAATTCGTCTATCCATGGCATCTATTTGGTAGTTTGGTTCGCATCAGAACAGCCTCCCCTGACCATTAGCATATAACTACTTTTTCTTTCTTGCCAGAAGGAAATGATACCCAACCGTAAGTTATATATTCATCTCTCCATAAGTGTATATTTCTGAATCTAATTTTAAATCCTGCCTTCCGCATTGCTTTCGGTAAATAAAGCCTTCTATACCAAAGATAACTATATGGATACACTTCTCTAATAATATCTTTCAAAGTGATTTGTTTCTTTTTAGGTACGATTGGATAATCCCATCTTTCCCACCAGATTTTATCCCTATATTGATACTGTATATACGCCCCTAATTTTCGTATTTCACGAGTATTTAATACTCTATCTGCGGATTCAAACAGTATAGGCGGGACTATCAATACATTAGGTATAACAGGAGATACCGTTTCACCTTTGTTAGATTGCTCTTTCATTTTTTTTGATATACGCTGTAAATTCTCAGCACTAAAACAATTTTCCCTGTCCATTGCTATCTTCCTTTGGTTTATGCTTCCACTTATAAGTGTGTCTGTCCTCTTTGCCGTCCACTTCAGAGTATTCATTCTTTTGCAGATGACAATGTTTCTGGTTCATATTTCATGAGTGCTTTTATTGCTTCGGCTTTCCATTGTTCTCCCCATGCCCGAATCTTTTCGCATTGAGAACGGCAAAATTCGAAGGCATCTTCTAAGTCTGATATATCGTATTCTGCCGATTCTATTTCAGTAATTATATCTTCTCTGGTTTCGTCTTGATTCTCGATATATTGTGCTGATTTCAAAACAGATTTTAATAAATTGAGAGCAGAATTAACATCTTTAATTGCCTTATTAATTTTTTCACAACTCATTTCGGGCTCTGATTCTATCGCTAATATATCCTCAAAATCTAATAGCAGAGTTCTTAAGTGGCGGGTAGCTGAACCAGAGGAAATTCCCATCTGTGTCAAAGCCCATTTCTCGACCTCCCAAGTGGTCACTTCAGACCTGCAACGGACAAACGATTCTACTCGGTCAATCTGTTTCATGGCTTATTTCTGAATACGTTCAAGTATCTTAACTGACCATAAACTATCATAAGCACTGATTGCTTGTTTCAAACAAAATTCATTGAATTGTAAAATAACAGTATCGGCTTTCTCTTCATAATTTTCACAACAAATAGATATTCTGTATTTACATACTTCTATTGTTTTTTGTGTCAATACATCACTGTGATACGTTTTTTCTTGAATATCAGCATACAACTGTTCACTAATTATTCCATAACTATCACCCTGTATACGTCCGAGCAAAATTATGGATGGCAATGGATTAACTTCTATTATTAAATTCTTTAACATAAATAGTAATAGCATTAAATTCATAATATTCTCCCCCTCTCCCACCCGCCTCACAGGAGCCCCATGAGGCGGGATGATTAGTGTTACTTCTTCAGAGAGCCATCGAAGAAATCGGTCAGCACAACTTACTCCCTGATACATCGCCTTTATTTTTACTTGCTCTGTGCGAATAGGTCCAAAAGCCTCTACAATTATCAGCACTTTTTCTTTTTGGGTTAAATCCATGGTTCCCCCTTTTTCTTGACATAGGATTCTACTCGGTCAATTTGTTTCATGGCTTTTTCAATTCTTTCGGCCACCGTCTTACAGCCTTAATTTTATTCCCACAGAATCCGCTAATTTTTTCTGTCTCAATTGGGTCATCTAATTCCACTATAAATCTCATCCTTTTTGTTGTATCAATAATAGTTCCTAATATGTTATTTTCTGTCTCCCATTN